GCATTAAGGTCTCTGCAATCCTCAATAACATCCTCGCTAACCAATCTCTTCTCAGTCTTTGTTTTAGCAACGCCATCTTCATTGAATACGGCATTTCCCTCAGAATCCAATTCTGGTGTGACTACATCCTCAAAGACTTGATTGTAGGCAAACCTGTTCGTTCCTACGGCCTTGGGAAATACTTCTTCTACGTCTTGTGCAATCCAGCCCAGTTTACTTCTGTCCCTTACTTGTTCTTGAGAATAAACTTCGCTTTTCCAAGTGTAACGCTTAAGGGCTACTTGCTTAACGATTTGGTAGCACCGATCATTGTCGGCGATTGTAATGTTAGTTTTTAATCTTTCGTCAGAAGCGATTGTCCATGTGTTTGTGGATGGCTTCTTTGCGCTGTCGGTGGAGAGTTCGAGTTGTGCCGAAGGACTCGTCGTCCCAATCCCAACGTTGCCACCAGTTTTTATTATAACTTGGGCTGTGCCATTATTTTCAGTAAAACTGATGTCTCCACCTGTTACACGACCTATTCTTAAGTCAGTTCCTGCTGCATTTGATAAAAGATTATAATTTCCAGCAGCAACAGTTGTGGCAGATCCTAGAGAAATTCCAGAAAAATTTGCATTGCCGCTTAGTTGACCCAAATTAACATTAGTCGTTCCACCAGAAACAGAGAGTTGTGATCCAGGAGCCGTAGTCCCAATCCCAACAAAACCAGTTGAAGTAACACACATCCGTTCTGTGCCAGTTGTAGTGACCGCAATCGTATCTGCGGCTGGGAAGAACACTCCTGTATTAGTGTCGCCTTTCCTTGTAAAAGCAGCAGTACCAGCAGAGCCGTCAACGCTAGAAGCAATCTGCGAGGTGGAAAGTGACAAAGCAGATGCGGTATCGCCTCCGTCTGTAACGTCTATAAGCGATCCAGTTACACCAGTGTTGGTGGAAGTTGTATTTAGTTTTAAGAGTTCAATGTATGAAGCTCTAATTGTCCTGCCAGTTAATGCTGCCATATTAAGTATTCTCCCAATTGTCGCTGTGTGTATCCCAAACAATTAAGGATGTAAACCATCCGTCAATTGTTGCGATAAACCTTAAGGTTAATGGACTAAGTATTAGTGCTAATTTTGCCATATAATTAAAGTGCAATCACCTCGTAGTGGATTATTGTAATGCCAAAACGAGGTGATTGCAATGCCACTCTAACCAGCCTTATAGCCAATCACGCTGCCAGTTCCAGCCGTATAGCTGTTGAACTCGCCGTAGATTATGTTGCCTGCGCCAATCGTAACGCCTGTCAGAGTACCATCAAACCTACCAGCAATTGCGCTGAATGTGGTATCTGAAAGCATTTGGATCGCCCAGTAGCCAGCCGCTACAGTTCCAGTTGTCCCTACGGAGAATCCGTATTGACCTTGGAACTTATCTAATGCGCGTGACATTAGGTGAACAGGGCAATCCGATAGGAAGTGCCGTTAAGAGTCACATTCAAGGACGCAGGGGAAGTAGCAACAGTGTTAACTGTGCCACCGCTGGAACTTGCAGTAAACTCAACTACGTTGGCAAATTTAGCCCCGTTAATACGGACAGCTTTATTCTTCGCCTTTAATGGACTGCGTTGGAATTCATCACTCATATTTTTTTCTCCTTAAAGTTGCACGTTTGATGCTATCTGGCGTGTACTTACTTTTGAACCTACTACCAAGCTTTTGTTCTTGGCGGTAGTACCCCTTCATCAAATTTGTTTCATTAACTCCCAGCGGGTTGTCGAGGGGTTCGCCAACACCCACTAGGGTCAATTTTCGAGGGACTGTGAATCTTTTAAGGTAACGAGGGACTGAATCCCTTTCGGCTACTGTCTTTTCGAGTTCGACAACTTTTCCATTTCTGGTGTCCTCGTACTCGTAAACAGGCATTAGCTATAGTTTTCCTTATCAGATTCCTCGGCCATCTTCATCATCTTGTCTTCCTCGGAACTGTCTTCACCTTCAGCCATGCCTTCCGACATATCTTGGGGCGCGCCATCAGTAACAGCGTTCTCCACATCAATGTGAGCAACGCCATTCTTAATCATGCTAACAATTCCAGTAAGCTCAACAGAATCGCCAACCTCTGGGGAGACGTTCTCTTCACCTTCGTTCATTTCAAACTTAGAGATAGGAAGCATTACCATTCCAGATTTTGTCATTTTGTCCATTGGTCTTTCAGATGAGGAAGAGGCTGGGGAGGTTTTACCCTCCCCAGCTTTCCTAGGTCCCATAGCGATTACTAGGGTTCCCATTTAATTATCAGCTATAGTTAGACTTCGCAAAGATCACTCGGAAGAACCGAGGATCGAGTTGCTTGGCCGCGTAGAACGTCTTGAAGGACGCTACGATGCGCTGTCCGTAAGGATCAGATTTGTCAGCCGCATCAAGGATCGTGACCTTCGGGGAGAAGGGCGAGCCAGAAGCTGCGATGCTGGACAAGTTAGGAACACCAAACGCACCACCACCGAGGAGGATGCTGGCATAACCAGTGTTAACGCCAGTTGTTCCAACGCTGAGTTCGGCAACACCAGAGGCAGAGGTATTGAAGGTTTGCACGTTGGTCGAAGAAATGACCGACACGCCAAACAACTTTCCAATTTCACCTTTGAAGATCGCATCGGGATTCGAATAGCTCGAAACCTTCAACCAATCATCGTCCTGCTGGAGATCCCGAATCACGGCAGGGTGCGCTACGAGAGCGTATCCGTCCTTGATTTTGGGAGCGCGGTTAATGAACAATGCAGTCGCACCATCGAGCAAGTCGGTGGCGGTCATTGCGCTGTTAGCAACCGAGCCAGTGGCCCAGGTCGTTCCGTTAGTGCCATTCTGGGCATAACGAGCATACGATTTAAGTGCAACACCTGTACCAGTGCTGGTCGAGGAATCCTGAACCAATGCGCGGTTACAGAGGGTATCGGCGTGCAACGCTGCATCTTCGCCGAGTTGCTTAGTGGCTTGGGCCAAATGTGAGAATAATTCTGTGGCCAAAATTATATCGGTTAGAATTATTTTACTCCCATATTGTACAAGCGTGGCTTCCACCGAGGACAACGTGAGATCACGTTCGTCACCAGTAGAGGGAGTCGTTCCTTCCGATAGCTCGGAGATCGCAGAGATGCTGGGATCACCGAAGCGGAAGAACCGAATCGTTTTGTTGCCACCCGTTTTCGTTGGGTAGGGGGTTTTCATTGCGAATTGCTCCATCTGGAGCAATGGGATTGCACGTTCCAAGAGCATCTTGGAGAAGTACGTCTGGAACTGTGCGCTGACTGAGCCTGTAGTTACCATATAATTTAATTACCTTTTTGGGTTGTGACTATCTGTTTCTGTCAACTTCGCCAGCCATCTTCATCAATTCACGTTCTTGCTCATCGAGCGAGAGTTCGTGAAAAGCTTTAGTCTTGGCTGGACCTGTCGGCTGTCCAGAACCAGGTGTAGTCGCTTTTCTGAGTTGAGCCAATTCTGACTCATACTCTGCAACCTTCTTCTTCAACTCGGAAGCGGTCTCCGCCTGAAGCTTTACCTTTGCGATGCCAACCGCATCCTTGATCCCCGCTGGGTAGTTGCGAAGGATGGCGTGGTTTTGAAGCATCTCAGATACGGCTTTGTAGAGTTGGCTTTTAGAATCTTTAAGGTCTGGGTTAGAATCTACTTCTTCAAGTAGGTTTTTATCCCACGCTGACTTTAGTTCAGCTTGAGTTTTCTGCTCAACCTCTTTGCGATCCTCAGATTCGATTTCAGTGGACTTTTGTTCTGCGAGTTTTGCAAGATCATCGCGGCCTTCGTCACGATAGCTTTTTGCCGCTTCCCTGTAATCCTCCGCAGTAAAGCGGCGGTTTCCAGTTTTCTGCGCCTCAGAACCAGATTGCGAAGTCTCTCGTTGGGCTTTGGCCTGTTCGATTGATTCACGCTCTGATTTGAGTCTTGCTTTTTCCTCTCTAACATCATCCCACTCTTTTTCGAGTCTGCTCTTTGCCTTCTCATATCGGGTAGGCTTCTTTTGTTCGGAAGCCGATTCCGAGTTGTTTTCTGAAGGTTGCTCTGTTAAAGAACTTGCTTCTTCGGATTTCTCCTTAGAGGCTGGAACCTCATCCGAGGCTCCACGTTTGTTTGTTTCGGCTTCTTCAGCAGGCGCGGGTTTCTGCTCGGTATCTCCGCTGGCCTTTTCTGTAGCAGTTGTTTCTACTTTGGCTTTTTCGTCTTCCTTTGGAGTGGGAGTAAAATCCACACCATCGTCAGACGCTTGTGCCATCCTCAATACATCCGCTTCAGTCAGGTTGTTTGAATCTGCCATTTGACCCTTTCTTACGCTTGTGGGTAGGGAGTCATTCTACCTCAAGGTTATTCGGCTACTGGTTCATCCGATCCGTTCTCATAGCCAAGAGCGGCGGAGTTAAGTTTTTGAGATGCGAGCGATTCTAAGGTCGCAACACACCCTCTGAATCCTTTAGCATAACCACACGCATCCGCAAGTACATCATGCTTCTTCATCACAGCAGATGCGTTCTGGCGTAGGGTTAGGTTCAGAAGTATAAGACTAAGCTTCTTGCCAGTAGGTGTAGATAGAAAGCCTGTCCACGCCTTCTCGTCCTCATCTTCCCACTTAGGTTCGTTGATCCATGCCTGGTCGCGTATGAATGCCAGTGCTGCTTTTAGTTTT